TGGTGCATCTGCAGTGCTATTCCATTTAGCAGTTGTAACTGTTGTTGCTCCTCCAACTGTTGCTGTTGTAACATCATATGTTTGCTCATCAAACCAAGTTTTTGTTGATGTAACTGATGTTGAAGCATATGCCACAGATTGTCCGGCAGTTACAATTCCTATGTTAACTCCTGCCTTAAATTTGTATATATTGTTAAAATCTTTTGCTGTTTCAGTTCCTGCAGCAGATATGTGAGATAAAAATTTAACTGCTATTTGATTTCCACTAAGTCCTAAATTAGCATCAGTTCCTACTCCAGTAACAACTCCTTTAAAGAACCCATCAAGAAGTTCAGTTGTTCCTGCACCCACTCCAGTTTTAGAAACAACAGTATTGTTTGGAACTGCTTGTGTAATACCTGCACCAACCACGATTGCGGATGCTCCTGCAGGAGAATCTACGTCTACTCCATCTAGAATTTGATCTGCTAGTGAGTCAATGATTGCAACTCTTATACCATTATATTGAAGACCAGGATCTCTTGCAATTACAGTCCTGTTTGATATTACGTTGTCGTTGTATCCTAGATCTTTGTAATGATCAGTGCTTTTTATCTTTATTTCACCTGTTCCTGAAAAAGCATTTTTTAAACCAGTGTCATCAGCACGAACAACATTCAATACACCACCGTAAGATAGGTATGATGATGCGGCCATCCATGACTCATACTGATTATCAGTATCATATGGTCTTCCAAATTTTTCAACTAAATCTTTTTCACTTGCTATTAGTGTTGGGTCACCTACTGGTCCTTTTTCAAAAGGTCCAACTATACCAGCTATTTTGCCTGTTGTTGGATCTACATTACCAATAGTTAAATCAACTTCTCTAATTAATATACCAGGAGATGCTAAATTGATGGGCATCTTAAAACTCCGACTCTCAGATTGCTAAAATTATTTATTAAAAACCCTTTTTACAATGGGGAAACTATGCGTGAACTACCAATCAGGGTACTCCCACTCTTTTATTTTTTTCTTCTTTTTCTTAACACGATCAATTGTACACTCTTTACATTCATAAGAATAGGCAGATGGTATTCTTCTGTTTTTTCTTGTTAAATAAAAATCCTCTGTTAAACATTTTATCTTACCACATGACCTACATTTTCTCTCTGTAAAAAGTAGATGTTCTAATTCTAATTGATCATCAAAGTTCATTCTTCAATATCAAAATACCATTTAATAGATTTAATATAATCAAACGTGCACGATAGATCGAAGTCACAATTTGTATTGTATTTCCTATCACATAAAAAGTTTCTCAGTTTTTCAACTGATTCAAATGTTCCTTGATGTATATGATTTGTGTCGTACAGATGATATTTCATTGGTAATCCCACATGTAAGAACGATCACCATATTCATCTAAGTGCCATCTATCTCCATCTTTGTCAACAAAACTTTCATCATCTAATCCGTCAGCAATAAAACCAAATGGTGCCATATCTTGTTCTATTTGATTCTTTTGTTCCTCATATATTCTTTTTCTTATATCATTGTCAGTCATTTCTTTAAAATAATCTTGTGCAACTAACCATGCAAATATAACTAAACACATTGCTAAGTCATCATTACATCCCTCTTCTGCTTCAAATGAATTGTGTTTTTGTGCAAATGTGGTTAATTCAGATATGATTTCATAATCACAAGTTAATAATTTATTATCTTCAATCATGGTTTTTAAATTACTACAACCTAATTTTTTAACTGCTGAAGTGGTTCTCACACCCAATTGAGTTTTCTTTCCCGAAAATCCTTGACCTACAACTTGTCCTGCTCTTCCTCTCATAGATGCCATAAGTAAATTTTCATATTCTAAATCATATTGAAGAATACTTGCAACTTGATCACCAATGTCATTTACTTCAACTAATAAGTATGCGTTATTATAACCTTTTGCAACATCTAATATTACATTAGGAAATAACATTGGTTTAATTTCATTGTTTCGATATTTTGCTACAACTTTATATGGAAACTGTGTTACATCAAAAACTATAAAGGCAGAGTAATCATTTCCTAGTCCTCGTGCCACATCTACGGTAACAATATAATTATGATTTTTGACTGGACTTTCATAGATATCTAACCCTGCATTTTTTTGAATAGGTGAATCATATGCCATATTTCTAAGCACAGCAGGATTGATAAGTGTATTAACAGATCCTAAGAATTCACATTCAAACTCAACCTTGAATTGTTGTTCTGATGTATTTGCAATAGTTTGTTGTTTCCAATACTCATCTCTACCTGGCACCTCTGACCAATGAACATCAGTAGGAACGTATTCATTTTTACCACGTTCAGCATCATGCCACATTCGATAAAAATGATTCATACCACGAGGGGTAGAAACAATTATAACTTTTGTTTGTGTACCAGATGAAATGGTAGGATATACAGATGCAAAGAAATCTTCTGCAACATGATTTGGAACGAAAGCAAATTCATCCAAAAATAATATATTAAATGACATACCACGAACAGCAGATGCAGATGTGGATGCTGCTAATATCTTTGAACCATTTTCTAATTCTAAACTTCCTTTATTCCAAGCAATAATACCTTGTTGCATCCATCTTGGTAAATTTTCATATGCTGTCTGCAATCTACCTAATAAATCAATAGCAATTTTTGCCTTGTTTGCAAGAATACCAATATTTACATTATCATTGAAGACAGCATAATGAAGCAAATAAGACACCACAGTAGTTGACTTACCAGTCTGACGAGGCATCTTACAAATATTAAATCTATTATTATGAAAATTATTTACTAATTTTTCTTGAAAGGGATATAGATTAAATGGAACTAATCCTTCATCAAGGGAAACAATCTTAATATATTTTTTTGCAAAATAAACAGGATCTTGCTTACACCTCATAAACTCAATGATATTTTCCTGAGAAAATTCAATAGGTGTATTTGCTTTTTTTAAATTAGGATTACCAAGATATACATTATCAGTCATAATTTAATCAGCAATTCCAACGACGACGTGCTTGTCTTAATCTACTATTCGGATCTTTTGCTGCCTTTGGAAACTTCTTCATTTGCCCTGCACTTCTGGCACAATAACTTTTTCTACGATTTGCATCCTTTGAACCCTTTTTTAATTTAGATGGTTCAGTTGTTACAGCAGTCTTCAATTTTGAACCAGGATTTTTACGACGATATGCTTCGACACCTTTTTGTGTCATACCAGCACCTGATTTTGTTGGTCTTTTGTGTCCTGACTTGACACTCATACCTTTCATATCATCTTCACTAAGTTCTTTTCTCCAATCAGACATAACCTCTTTTGAAGTTATTACATCTGTAACTCTAACAAAATCATTACCATTAGCATCTTGTATGGTGACTGTCTCCTCTTTCTTCATCTTCTTAGCAACAGCGTCTTGCTCTTTCTTACGAAGTTCTGCTTCTCTTTTTGCTTTTTCCATTGCAGAAGTACCATCAGTGGTGATGCCAACTCCTTCTTTTATACCTTTAGTTTTTACACCACGTTTTTCTTTGTGTGCCTTATGTCTTGCGTCCATTGCCACAAGTCTTTCAGCAGGATCGGCAGCATTACCACCCATACCTGTTGCTCTTACATTTCTGACAGATGCTTTACCATAGTTTGAACGTCCTGCTTCCTGACTTTGCCTTTCACCCTGATTAGTCTTCTGTCTTTCAGAAATAACTTCTTCCTTTGTTACACCTGCCTTTGCTCTCTCTTTTTCAGCAACAGATTTAATCACCATCTTCAACTTATTCTTTATTGAATAAGGATTCTCTTTTTTCTTTTCTTTTCCAAATGCTGCCATTTGACCTGATGGTTTACCTGATCCTCTAGTAATACCATATGCCATGCCTTCAGAAGTATCTGTGGTATGTTGCTTGTCTGGTTCGTTCTTTGCTAAATTTTTCTTTTTCTGTTTATCTGTTATCTTTGGTCCACCCATCGGGTCACCATACTCATCTCTTTCAACTTGTTCCTTTTTTACGCAGTTTGGATACCTCTTACCAAACATTGTCTTCATTCCTTTCTTTTCATATCCCTTCCAACATTTTTCCTGAAGTTTTTGGAATAGTGTTAATTCTACCTCCTCTTTCTTACTACTATTACCCCAATTTGCAGCACCAACTTTACGACACTTAACTAATGCACCTGAAGCATAAGCACTTGGCCATACTGAGTACCTTGACTTAACCTTATGATAACAGGCATCTTTACTTCCACTACCTTTACCTTTCTTATCAGACTCAGTAAGTTCCATTTCACTTCTCCAATCAGAGTGTTCTTTTTTCATTTTCTTTTTCCTTGGACTATCAGTTGATACGTATGTTGGTTTTGCAGCACCAGTTTTAGATTGTTGACCAGGATCTGCTTTCTTTTTGCGACGAGCAGCAGATAATCTTTCTGACTTACTCATGCTTGCTCTCTTCGAGGATGATACACATTTTGGTGTACCCTCACCAGGTTCGTCACTTGCACAGGTTCCACCTGTGACTACGTTAACCCAACCACCTTTTCCGTCTTTGGATTTAGAACCTTTAAACCATTTATGAAGTGATCCTTCACTCATTCCTCCTCCGTTTCCACCACCGTTGGATCCACCATTGCCACTGCCGTTCCCGTTACCACCATTGCCATTACCATTACTGCCATTGCTACCATTTCCATTACCTCCATTACCATTTTTCTTTTTACCATTATCATCAGGTTCTAATAGACCTCTACCACCCACATGATATCCACGAGGAATAGGTTTACACTTTTTATCAGTGTAACAATAGTAGTAACCAGATTTACACTTTTTCATTTATAAGGCAATTCTAACATATTTATTTATTTTATGACGGTTTTGGGTATTTTACTTTTACACTAGTTACTCCAACGTACCATGAACCAGTAGTGGCAGCAACTCCTAATTTCCCGTCTGTCATGTCATGATACAATTGATCTAATTGATCACCAATTTGAGCATAACCATCTGAAGTAGTAATTCCAAGTCTCTTTGAAATATAAGATGTATCGGGTATGCTGTACCATGCGTTATTAAGTTCTTCATCTGTGGGACAAGATATATCAAGTTCTGGGTTGGATGGATCTCCCCTCCATTCAATTATGTAATGTGGAGGAACACTTTGATTTAGTGAATATTCACAGTGATTTAAACCTAATTTTTGGATTGCCAAATTTATATCACATGTTGCAGCAATAGCCATTTTTATTAATTGTTAAACGTTACCCTTCAGTATATATACAAGAGTATAATGTTCTGGTAGATCAATATTAATATAATATCCTAAATCATAAGTTCCAGTTCTTC